CGTTAAAGGCGGTTTTGACGCTTTTGGGTTGTCTAATGTTCTTAATACAGGATCTAGTCGTGGAGTTCCTGGATGGAATTATAACCAAAAGGCTTTTGAACAATTTAAGCCAATGGCGGCTAGATACTTTAAAGAAGGAGTTGCAAAGATTATAAACGGAAGTTTCGATGTTGCGGCGATGACTAATAAAATTGGAACAGAGGCAAGTACGAAGTATAAAGCAATGATTGAAAGAATTAAAAGTCCAGCAAACAGTCCTGCGACAATTATGAGAAAAGGATTTAACAATCCGATGATTGAAACAGGGCATTTTAAAAGTAATATCGCTGCAAAGATTAATGGCGGTAGAATTGTCGGGAGAGGTGGCGGATAGTGGACAGGAAAGTTAGGGCAGCTATTAGAAAAGTTTTGAAGGTTATAAGGAAGTTTTCCGATGATGTAACTGTGTATTTGGAAGATTCTGAAGTTGAATTTGATGATTTAGGAAATCCAATTCAAAACAAAATAGAAAAGATTGTAAAAATGGCTATATTAACACCAAAACATAATTCATCGTTTCCACAAAGTATGGACGGAAGTTTTTTATCAGATAAAAAAGAGGGGTACTACATTCTAAACAAGACAAACGACTTTAAAATTTCTGAAAATATGAAACTGAAACATAACGGTGTGATTTATAGAATAGTCAATATCGAAGAAAATTATGGAGAGTTTTTGAGAATGGAGCTGAATATAGATGACAAGCGAAATTAGAAAAGAAGTCGTGAATGATATTAAAGAGTTTTGTAAAAAGTTTGACATAAATCAAGTTATCAATGAAGAAAAACGTGATGAAATTTCGGCTGAACAGTATGAAAAACTTAAATTCCCGCTTGTTTTCTATAATCTGTATATCGAAGATGCAGGTAATCCTATTCCTTTTGGAAATGATAAATATTGTTATGATGAGGAAATACAGGCACTTTTGACTTTGGAATCACGAGAGAAAGATAATGATTTTGATATGCTTTATATGTTTTTGGCAAATACAAACGCAACAAATGATTACTTTAATGATAGAAAACATCAAAGGAAGATACGGAAAGTATATAAGATACAGGAAACGCCTTTTAATTTTATGGGCAGAAAATACTATAAACAAGTTCTGCAATTTAGCTATTTTGCAGAGCATTATATAAACAAAGATTTTAAGGAGGAATAATGGCAATAGAAAGAAATGATTTGAATACATTGAATAATGTACAAATAAAATCAGAAAATAACAGAGCATTTTATGCCGATGTCAGAAGCTTAATGTTTTTTACAAAAGACTTCGCAATATCGCCAACTTATATTACAGAGCCAAAGGATTTATTGGAGCTGAATGTGAGTGGATTAGATGAGAATCATATTTTTTATAAGTTAATAGCAAGTGCCTATTCACAATCATACACTCCATTAAATGTTGTAGTGTACGGAAACAATACAGCAACTACGTTTACGGAACTTATGAAAACTTATGTAGATCATGAGGACGCTTTCGAGGTTACCAACTGGATTACTAATATGGATATAGTCGCAGAGAAAAATTACATAGACAGTATTATAGCTTATGCAAAGACTGATAAAGATAAACAGTTCTTTATAGCTGTAAATTATGAAAAATTAGGAAATTCAGCTAAGGCTGTAGCACTACAGACAGATAATAATATTGATAATGTAGCGTTTGTTATTGAAGGAGCTAAGAATTTGGCGAAAGGAAACTGGCTCACTGGAGCATTGGTTGGTGGAACGATAGGATATAAAGATTTGGGAAGTTATATTGTGCATTCTACACAGATTAATGGATTTGTGCAAGAGAATTTCACAAAGACGGAGCAAAAGGCATTCTGGGACGCTGGATTGAATTATCTATCTAAACCAACACGAGGATATTTTCATATTGTGAATGGGATTAATTCAGATAACAAGACACTTATTGAATTGAAGTTGATTGAGATTTGGTTAAGGGATGGACTGAAAAAGGATTTGACAATCTTCCAAGTGAGAAAAGATAAAATACCTTTGAATGATACTGGAAGATTAATGATAGAAGCAATTATCAGAGAACGTTGCAGACAAGGGGCTAATGCTGGAATGTTTATGGTAGACAGTTCTGGAAGTTATTTTGGAATAATAACTCAAAAAGATAAGAACAACAACGAGATAAATATTAAGCTAGGACATTTGACAGTAGATGAAATAACACAGGAGTCAATCAGGGAAGGGAAATTCAAATTTGATTTAAAAGTTACCTATCTGAACGGCGTTAGATATGTTTCGCTTACTGGAGCAATTACAACAGACGGAGAAATTATTTTTAATAAATAAGGAGGTAAAGATATATGGCAACAAAACAATATAACGTGGATAACGTCAAAATTATACTAACTGCCGCAGGAATTCCCTATGCGATTACTTGCAGACACGAAGATGGTTTTGAAGACGATCCGAATACAGAAAGTTCAAGCTCTACGATTGCGAGCTGTGGGCAGAAAGTAGTAAATGTATCAGTAGACGAAAGCGTATCTATTACGTTGAGCTTACTTTATGGAAGTGAAGAACACAGAACAATGGAAAGATTACATAAACTTTGGAAAGCAAATAAAGGATTATTTCCGATGTTTATGGTAATAACTGATACAAATACAAATGAAACTTACATTTATAACGGTGTTTCGTTTAAGAAAAAGGCTGGGTTGAAGTATGCAAATGAGAGTGGTACTGAAGCTAGGACTTGGGAGTTTGAAGCAGAGAGCAGAGAGCTTGTGATGTAGGAGGATTATTTAACCAAGAAAATGTTTCTTTTGTTAAAGCTGAAAAGGACGATTACAATTAAATATAACTGTGATGATACATTGACAAATTCCAAGAGGTGCAATATAATAGTTCTGTAGAGAACGGAAAGGAGGATATGTGGTAATGAACATAATCGAAAAAATTCATCTACTTGCCAGTATCTGTACAATATTACAATTTGTATATATGATATACAAAGAGTATAAAGACGGAAACGACAAGAAGAAATAACCAACAACGAGGCTATGGTTGCCAAACCCTCTAGCCTTTTCTCTACACTTTAATTAAAAAATAGAAAGAGGTAGCTATTATGTATGAAAAAATACAACTGGTATTATCAGTAACGATAATAATTTTATTCTGCACTTTCTGGACTATAAAATTTATAAAATGGAAAAAAAGCAAAAAAAAATAAGCCCAACAACGAGGGCTTGAACATAATCGAATTTTATTTGATTATATTATAGCATATTTTGAAAAAAAGTCAAGATAAAAACTATTATCACAGTCATTAATTTGATTGTGATTTTTTTGTTACAAAATTTTTGAAAGGTGGTGAAAATAGATGGATTTAATAAAACAAGGAGAAATAAACAGTATTGATGTAAAAAATGGAAAAGCAAGAGTTATTTTCCTTGATAGAGATAACAAAGTAAGTGACTGGCTTAATATATTAGTTCCTTTTTCCGACAGTCACAGTGATTCTTATAATCTAGCTGTAGGTCAAAGTGTATTGGTTTTATCACTTCCAGATATGCCTGAAGTTGGTTATATCCTTGGCTGTCCAATGAGAGCTAGTGAAATCAAGGAGGGTGAAGTAAAAAGAACTTTTTCAGATGGAGGGTTTTACAGCTATTCAAATGGAACTTTAACACTTAATCCTGTATCGAAAGTTGTAATTAATGCAAATACTACTGTTAATGGAAATTTAACCGTTAGTGGAACTACTATCACAGGTGGAAATATTAATCTCAATACCCATAAGCATAATGGTGTTACTGCCGGTGGAGATAAGACAGGAGGTCCTGAATAATGGTAGGAAGTTTTGGAGATGTTGTGTTTGAAATATCTGATAAAAAAGTATTTTCAATTAACAACGAAATAAATAGAGCATACAAATCTAAAATATCCGAACATACAGCAATATTTGGACCAGGTATGATAAGGCATCAGGGAAGGGAATTAACAGAATTGAGTTTTGGTATTTCTTTGGTTGCTTCGTTAATACCTGACACAACTCCATCAGAACAGCTTGATAAAATAAAAACTATGTGGGAGTTTGGGGAGTATGACTATTTAACATTAGGCGGGCAGACATTTGGAGCTTTTCCGTTTTTGATAATAGATATGAGCGAAAAAAGTTCTCATTTTAATAAAGAAACTTCTAACTTTGATTTTATAAATTTGGAATTGACATTAAAAGAGTATATAGATAATCCACAAAAATACAATCAAATAATAGAGCAGTTAAAAATTCAAAAAAAAGAGCAAGAAAAACTCACAGAAGTGGAAGTTGCAAATGTGAAAGCTGAACAAAAATCAAAATTACAGGAATTTGCAGAAAAAGTAGGGAATAAGGTTAATGATATAGCAGGGAAAGTGGACAAGGCTATTGAAATTGCTGAAAATAAGAAAAAAGAAATATTGGATCAGCTTGAAAAAATTAAAAAAGATGCAAAAATTGATGAGCTAATGGATTTAGTAAGAGCAGGAATGATTACAGCAGATAAAGCTAATGAAATGATAGACTATGCAAAAAATTTTTCTAAAACTGATAGAGAAATTTTGCTGAACTTTTTGAGAAATCAGACTGGAGGTAAATAATGATATATATTTCATCTGATCAAGAAATTAATTATAATCCTCAAAGTATATTGGAGGAAATAAAAACAAATGTTGGAATGATTTTAAGAGTGTGTAAGGAGGAACAACCGCTCAATCGTGATTTCAGTTTTGACAGCGATTTAATAGATAAAAATATTAATATCGTAGAAAATAAATTAACTTCACATTTGCTTAAAGCGTTTAGAAAGTACGAACCTAGAGCATCATTGAAACAAACTAGAATCATTATGAAAGATACATATAATAATGATTTTGACATCGAGTTAGGAATCGAGGTGATAAATATTGAGTGAAATATCAAACGAAGAATATGAAATTATAGATGCAGATTCGTGGGAACTTAAAAGAGATATGATTGATAAGTTTCAAGAGCTTAGTGGAAGGCAATTAACTGAATCAAGTCCAGAAACGCTTATCTTTGAAACAGTAGCGTATCTTTTTGGATTAA